ATTATTGCACCAAAATGTGAAGGTTTCTACTGTGCCCAATCGGATTCGTTGTCCGGAAATGAAATTTGCTCTGAATCATAGATCACGATTTCTACGTGGTCTGCACCGTTGCGAAGCAGAAATCATTTCTCTGCGGTTGCCTCTCCCGGTTTGGTCGTGATGAGCTTATACACCGCCGTATCCTTGGGTTCCAGATTGGAGAACGGTATCATGCTGTTGCCCATCTTGATAATGCCGTGTCCCTCGCTGGCGTTGCGCAGAAATGAGTGAAGCCGATGTTAATAGCCTTTTGCCAGGGTACGGTATCGACCAGCTTAGAGAGGTATGGGGGAAGCCTGATACCAGTGAAAACAGCACTGCATGTTGGAAACTTGGGAATGACACTACTCTCGTTGTAAGTTATAAAAATAATGGTATAGTTGCGATTTGTGGCCTTAAAGATGATAGCGGTGCCTCCATAGGAGAATAACAAATTCCAGTTTGATAGCCCGGCTTATTTTTCGAAATAGTTATTTGAAAAAGTCGAAGCCGGCCAATCAACCAGTTATGTTAGAAAATAAAACGAATATATATTTTGATCCTGCACAGAATCGTGCAGGGTCATTTTTGCTGATATGTTCTGAAAAATGCTATCCGCGTGGCATGGCTACTTGATGTATGTCAAGTGCAATGAACTAAAAATAGTGATTGTGGAAAAAAGTCAAGAGAACGTACTCTTATAGTATAGAGCAGCAACGCTCATACAAGGATGGCAAGTGTACCAGCGTTTTTGTACATTTCCCTTATGAATTTGCCCCTTGTACAATGAAAGAACAAGGAGGCGTTCGAAATGACAGACTATATTGGGAATTACAAGAATCGACCGCGCAGGGTGGTGTTTTATGGCCGCGTTTCAACAGAACATGAGGAACAGCTATCTGCGCTGGGAAATCAGATGGAATGGTATACAGACCTTGCATTACGCAATCCCAACTGGACCGTTGTAGCGCAGTACATAGACGAAGGCATAACCGGTACCCAAATGAAGAAACGTCCATCATTTATGCGGATGATAGAGCACGCAAAGGAACACCGCTTTGACTTGATTGTCACCCGTGAATTGTCGAGGTTTGCGCGTAACACGGTGGATGCGTTGAATGCTACGCGAGAACTGAAGCAATACGGCGTGGAAGTCTATTTTGTAAATGATGGCATCTGGACAATGGACGGTGATGGAGAAGTTCGCTTGACCATTATGGCGAGCATTGCCCAAGATGAAAGCCGCAAGACCAGTGAGCGCGTAAAAGCCGGACAGAAGATGAGCCGTGAGAAAGGTGTACTCTATGGCAGCGGTAATATTATCGGTTATGACCGTGTGGATGGAACTTATGTAATCAATGAGGAACAGGCGGCAACGGTGCGCAGAATCTTTAATCTGTACGCCGAGGGGCACGGAGAAACGACTGTTGCCAAAATGCTTATAGAAGAAAACCGCAAGGATGGCGGTGGTGGCCTGAGCTGGACGGCGAGCAAGGTATCACGGGTACTCCGCAAGCCCACTTACAAGGGCTATATGACCTATAATAAATCCCATATTGATGACTTTCTCAGCCATAACCGCATCAATCACAGCGAGGAGGACTTTGTTCTTGTAAAGGGAAACTTTGAGCCAATCGTCTCAGAGGAGCTATGGGAAACCTGCAATCAGATCCGCAGTAAGCGAGCTGCATTTGTCAAAGGAAAAGATGGTCGTGCCCATAAATTTGGTGTGTCCTTTCCGCAGAACAAATGGACGAAAATTCTGTTTTGCGATTGTGGGATGCGATTCCAAATCGAAGGCTACGATAAAACGGCCAACGGAGGGAAAAATATGCGGCTTATCTGTGCACGGTCGAAAATGTTCAAAAAGAAAGATGCCGCCAGAACACTGAACGGTATTCCTTGTCCGGCACCATACGCATCTGAATGGAAGCTGGAATTGATGGCAAGGGAAGTGTTCCGTACTGTTTGGAAAGAAAATGCCGAGGATATACTGGGTCTTTTGCGGACGTTGGATGCAAATCTGAACACTACCGACACACCGAATGATGGAAACCAGCTGGAGAACAAGCTCGCTGCGCTGAATGAGGAATTGGACGATCTTGTCAGCCAGCGGGCAAGCCGAAGCATAACTATGGATGATTTCTTAAGCAAAAGTACGGAAATCAACAATGAGATTATAAATGTCGAAGGCTTACTGCAAAGTTCCATACAGGAACAGCGTCCTAAAGCAAGGTTAGATATGCACAGCATCGAGGCTGCACTCAGTGATGATGCCTCTTTTCCGGATGGTAAAATAGAGCCGGGCTTTCTGGACAGGTATACCAACCGGATTGTAAAAAGCAATAACCGCTACATTTGGATGTTGCAGTTGATGAATGTGCAGCAGATCATGCCTATCCAATCGGAAAGGCAGCCGATAGCGATGGTTACCTATAAAAGTGGCGTTCCCTATGATATTGAGCAAGAGCAAATCGGCAAGCAGGATAAAGAAAGTGCTGGACCCGATTGCGCGACAATATGTCGTCCACAGGATTTCTTTTTGAACATGAGCCGAACCAAAAGAAAGCGTAAGTTGGTGGAATGGCTGGAAAGCTGTCAAGAAAATCAGGTGAGCGTGCTGGATGAAAAGATACCACTTTTGAGTTTTGCGGTTGACTTTGTGACAGCCTATGAGTATCAGAAAGCGCGTGGGATTAAGATCCACCCCGGTTTGTGGAAAGATATGCGTGTGGATATATTTCTGGTAAAAAAAGAAAATTGAAAAAGTTGTGGAAAAAATCCGATTCGCTGTTCTCTTATGTATTAGGAGGTTCCAAACCTCCGAAAAAGTGAATAGCGTCCTCTGCTGTACCGCATTGGGGAAGCAGCGCCATGACTGGATTCCACGAGCGTGCCAAGATGCGAGAAAACATATCGCATGGCTGCAAAGTGATGCGAGGCAAAGCGCCGGGAAGGGTTGCCTGTCTGGAATTTGCAGAGGGAGAGAAACGCACAGCTATAACGACAGATCGTGCCGTGGAGGAAATACTTCCACGGCATTATTGTGTCGTTATGGAATGACGCTGGATTTACTATTTGAATCAGTAAATGGTAATATTATAATTCGGATGAGGAATAGACCGTGATGGCAACTATTCGGGAATTCCGAATGGTTCAAACAGATGACATCTGACAGGTTCATCGAAGGGAAATTATCGCAATTTGTGGCTTATTGCGCCTTTCGAGTTTTATCTGCATATATTTTTGAAGATTATATGCAGAAAGCAGGATTCCATGTGGCAAAATTTAATCATCGTCATAACAGATGAGGCGTCTGCGATGATAGATCATGCTATGAAAGAAATCCCTGCTGCGGCGCTTTTGTACTATTATAGGAAAATTTCCAACTTGCTATTTGTATCGATAAATGGTACTATATGACTATACTAATGTCATTTGAATAGTTAGAAATAAATGACTTCTGAAGGAGGCTTTGGCGAAATGGGAAGATTCGTGAATCCGGATAATAGTGCGTTTCAAGTTGCACTGAATTCAAAAATTTATATGGATAAAACGGGTCTGCTGGAATATACCAACAGCGTTCTTGATACACCAGAAGCATATATCTGCAATAGCCGCCCCCGGAGATTTGGTAAGTCCTATACGGCTAATATGCTGGCAGCCTATTACAGCAAAGGCTGCGATTCAGAAAAGATGTTCGATGGGCTTACAATCGGCAAGAGTAGCGACTTCAAAAAGCATCTCAACAAGTATGATGTGATCCATATAGATGTACAATGGTTTTTGTCCAGTTGTGCAGACATCAAAAGTATTATATCCTACATTACGCAATCGGTTTTGGAGGAACTAAAAGAGTACTACCCTGAAGTTCTTCCTAACGACGTGTTGACATTGGCGGACGCATTGTCGCGCATCAGAAACTCGACCGGTCAGAAATTTATTGTGATTATTGATGAATGGGATATTCTGATCCGAGATGAAGCAACCAATAAGGCTGTTCAAGAAGAATATATCTATTTCCTGAGAGGCTTATTCAAAGGTACAGAGCCGACAAAATACATTCAGCTTGCATACCTCACCGGCATTCTGCCAATCAAAAAGGAAAAAACGCAGTCGGCCTTGAATAACTTCGATGAGTTTACCATGGTCAGTGCCGGCACGTTGGCACCTTTCATTGGCTTTACGGAAGAAGAAGTTAAGAATCTTTGCGAGGAGTACCACAAAGACTTTGACAAGGTAAAAAAGTGGTACGATGGTTACTTGCTGCGGGATTACCAAGTTTATAATCCCAGAGCTGTTGTCAGCGTTATGCTGAAGGGAGAGTTTAAGAGCTACTGGTCGGAAACGGCTTCCTATGAAGCAATCGTTCCCCTTATCAACATGAACTATGATGGGCTGAAAACGGCAATCATTGAAATGCTTTCCGGTGGGGAAGTTAAAGTAAACACGGCTACCTTCAAGAACGATACCGTTAATATCCAAAGCAAAGATGATGTTTTGACATATATGATCCATCTTGGCTACTTGGGATATGACCAGAACCGAAAAACAGCGTTCGTTCCGAATGAGGAAATCCGGCAGGAATTGACACTTGCGGTGGAAAGCAAGCATTGGAATGAGATGTTGCTGTTCCAGCAGGAGTCTGAGAAGTTGCTGGATGCGACATTGGATATGGATGGCGATGCAGTAGCCACTCAGGTTGAGAAAATCCATGATGACTATGTTTCTGCCATCCAGTACAACAATGAAAACTCCTTGAGCAGCGTCTTGGCGATTGCATACCTGAGCGCTATGCAATATTACTTTAAGCCGGTTCGAGAGCTGCCCACAGGCAGGGGCTTCGCAGACTTCGTTTTCATTCCAAAACCGGAGTACCGAAATGACTATCCGGCGCTTGTTGTGGAGTTGAAGTGGAACCAAACGGCGGAGACTGCGATGCAGCAGATTAAGGAAAAGAAATATCCGGATTCGCTGCGTGGCTATACAGGAAATCTTCTCTTGGTAGCTATCAACTATGACAAGAAAACGAAGAAACATCAGTGCCTTATTGAAAAAGTAGTATAAAGATCATGCCGTGGAAGGAACCTTCTTCCACGGCTTTTCTATACCATGATTGAGTCATTGACTTGTACATTTTGAAAATACTGAATGCAGTATTATACTGATGGGGAAGGAGGGAAAACCGATGCAATATGATAAAGCAGACCAGCAAAACTGCCCGCGCAGAGTCGTGTTCTATGGGCGCGTGTCCACGGAACTTGAGGCGCAAATATCAGCACTGAAAAATCAAATGAACTGGTATCTGGAGCTTGCAGAACATCATCCGAATTGGACGGTGGTTGGGCAATACGCCGATGAAGGAATCTCAGGTACTGGCATGAAAACCCGGCCTTCTTTTATGAAGATGCTGCGAGATGCCCGGAAAAAGAAGTTTGACTTAATCGTGACCCGCGAGGTTTCCCGTTTTGCCCGAAACACGGTGGATACTTTGGTTACGACCCGTGAGCTGAAACAGTACGGCGTTGAAGTGTACTTCGTCAATGATGACATCTGGACGATGCGTGGCGATGGAGAAGTTCGCCTGACCATTATGGCAAGCCTTGCGCAAGATGAAAGCCGTAAAATGAGTGAACGCACCAAGGCGGGCATTCAGACGTCACAGAAAAAAGGCACCTATGTTGCGGGACCGACACCGTTTGGATATAAGCGTGATAAAAAGGCTCATACGCTTGTGGTGCAGGAAAGTCAGGCAGAGACTGTCAGAAAAATTTTTGCTTGGTATGCTGATGGCATAAATGGCACCGAGATAGCCCAGACACTAACGCAAGAAGGCGCACCGAATAAATCTGGAATGCCACAATGGAGCGCGCGTCAGGTTCTCTCAATCACCAAGAATACGATTTATAAAGGGTATTTGACATACAACAAATCGCATATTGATGATTTCCTCAGCCATAAAAGCATCAAGAACAGCGAACAGGATTACATTCTGGTGAAAGGCAGTTTTGAGCCAATCATTTCAGAGGAACTATGGGATAAATGTCAGCGCCGCAGACATGCATGGCAGTCGTACAAAGACGGCAATATAACGCAGGCTTACTTGTATGGAAAGAGCGAACACGCCGACAAATGGGCTTGCCGCATGTTTTGTGGCTGCGGAGCCAGAATGCGGGCGTTCCGCGCAGAGAAAGGCATTGTTCGATATATCTGTTATCAGCGGTCGCTGAGGAATGTGGCCCCCAAATGCAGCGCCCCCAATGTGCAAGCATGGAAGCTCGAATTGATGGCGCGAGAAATCTACAAATACGTTTGGCAGGATCACCGGCAGGATATTTTAGAAGAATACCAGCAGGAACAAGAAAACGGAGCTGCCAATAGTGAAAAGGTAGAGGAAGCACTCAGCTGGCAAGAGTCGTTCCAAAACGATGAAATCAGCCGGGAATTTCTGGACAGATTTGTGCCGAAAATCTTCTCCATCGATGGACAGAAATTCATCTGGGAACTAAATCTATTTCAAGAGTCATGCACTGTTCAATGCAATGTGCGCGGAACGTACAATTACCATTCGATTTCGGCGGAAAAAATCATGCCGGGAAAAACAAAAGCGAAGAAAGGGGATGGGGCCGTCAATAGGATACTTGAGGATGCAATCAGTACGCGCTTTTGGGTACATACCTATGATGACGACCCAATAAGCAGGCTGCCATTAAAGCTCCCCGCAAGTAATTTGCAGGTTGGTTCTAAGCGTTGCAATGGCTTCCAATAGGGGTACATCCTTATAGGAAATGGCGTTGCTGCGTGCTTTGGCTGGGAATGTGGAAAGACCTGAATTCTAAGGTCAATCTATAATAACCTGTTAAGTCCCTAATTGCTTTTATCGCAATTAGGGACTTTTTTTATTGTTTTGACCGTATGAATACATTTTTGCAAAATTGTACAGGGTTTCCGATGTACATTTCGGAGCCCGAATTTACCCGAAAATCTACAAGTCAGGAGCACGCAGAACTATGAGTAAAAGCGCAGTTCCGTACCTCTATGGTGCGGAGGAAACCATACCAATAGAGCAGCTGCATCCCTTTGCAAACCACCCGTTCCATGTCAGACACGACTTGGAAATGAAGGAGCTTATGGACAGCATCGAGGAAAGCGGCATTATCCATCCGATATTGGTGCGACCGAAAGAGGGAGGTGAGTACGCGCACAACTTACAGAAAAGGAAAATGAAATCTTGGCATTGTGCTTGAAGATGTCCCGCAACATGGCCGCAAAGGAATTGAATTGTTCGGAATCTAATATCAATAATGCCATTAAAAGAATTAACAAGAAGGCACGCCGCTAAAGTGGAGGAGAAAAACTATGTGTTCTTTTGATTATCATTTTCATAGAGCAATGGAGTATGAAGATGACTTGGTGTGGATCATGGCTTGCTACTACAATTTAATCCACGCTATTTGCCTGTTTTATTACTGGGACAATGAAAGCGAGTGTATGAATATGATGGATCATTTGATGTCTTGCTTTTGGGAAGATCTGCGGGAATTCGTGAGCAAAGAAAAGAAGAGGTCTGAAAACAAAGAAAATAATAAGTGAAATACTTGCCTTGAGTACATAATGTCGCTTGAAATCGGGCCAGTAGGGATAGCACTTTAATGCCATCCCAGGGCGAGTGTATTTCAACCAGTAATCCACGGGACCCCTGCTCTGCCATTTCGCTGGCAGAGCTTTTTTGTACGAAAAAAGTAGACAGAATTACTCCAACCAGAATGTGCTCTTTAGATCCTCAATGATATCATAGGGATAGCACTCAGCACAGCCATCGTGCGTTTCCATGTAGTCAATCAATTCCCGCGCAAGAGCAGTCCTTTGCTGGCTATGTCGTACCGTGGGGTGTCCTTATTAGTCCAAATCGGCAGAACAGTGCGTAAATGTACGAAACACCCCGTATATCACCCAATGCCTTGGGGCGTTCGACTTCAGCACCGATTTCTTCAATATTTCGGAAAGCCAGCACTACGGAACTCCAGGTAAGACTTTTGCTGTTCTCGCGCCGGGTGATCCACAGCTCCTTAGTAAATTTGCCGTGGCGTCCCATTTTCAAATCGTAAGTGAATGGTAAGCCGGAAAGCGTTGTAAATGGATAATTGCGAAAAGCAACGACGCAGTTCCAAAGAGTTTTCTCGGTGGGATTTTCGCGCAAGCGCTGCACAGCAATATAACGGCGTTGGCGTTCGGCACCGGTGCTTAGGTTGTCTGCAGCGGTTTCGGCAGGGAAGTACAGGCATTTGCTGTAGGGTAGGTACGAAGCCACCGAGGATGTGGAAAGCTGCATATTCTGTGCAGTGAAGTCGATAGCGTCCTTATGCGGAACGCCTTCCTGCTGATACGCAGAGAATCGCTCATTGACCCGAGCGGCTATGTCAGACTTATATACGCCGGCGGTGATTAATAACTTGCGCACCTTGATAGGGTTCAAAGCCAGCTCATCCGCAATCTTCTGCAGGGAAGGGTGGCTCTCCCCAGAACCATATAGCAGCACAGCCTGCTGCATCTGGCGGCGGAGCAGTCCCTGCGCATCGTGATTCGGTTTTCTTGGATTTTGGGCGTCATCTGAATGAGGTTGATTTGATGACATGGCTTTATCAGAGTTGCAAGCTGTTTTCACGGAATCGGGCTCCTTGCTGAAATGAGGTGGGGGAGAGGGGGCTACTACGATTGAAGGGCTGGAATTGAGTTTAGTTCATATAGAAGGCGGGTCATATTACTGCATCACAATCTATACATGCGCTTCTTAAAACAGCCGTGCAACTCATGCACGGCTGTTACGGGTTATTTCAGCTTATCTATGATTTCATCGGCACTCATGCCCTCGGCCAGAAGCTTCTTCAGCATGGCCTCAGCCTCACCGCGCTTTGCAGCCTCAGCAGCCGCAGTCTCAACAGCGGCCTTCTTGGCTACCAATTTAGCCAATTCCTTGTCGAGCTTCTTTGCTGCAGTCTTCTTGCTTTTTAGTTCTGCCTTCAGCTCTTCGATATTTGCAGCAACAGCTGCAATTTCATTAGCCGCAGCATCCTTCTCAGTCTGCTTTTGAGCAATAAGCGCTGCATAATCAACTGTCAAAGACTTCTTGTTTTTGCTACCTTTAGTTCTGGGCATAAGTACCACCTCTCCATTCAAGTTTATATTTCGAGTATAGCATTATGGTTTGGAAATTGCAAGGGTTAGATATCAACATTCTACTAATATCGTGAACAATATTCTCTTTAGGATTTTCAAATAGCCAACCATTTTTATCATATGATAACATTCTTTTGTTCCGTCGCAACCAAAGTCTTCCTTATCACTCGCATCCAATCCGGATATAATAAATGCTCCATCCTGTTTTAAATTTTTTGGATTATCTCTATTCGGCTGAACGAACTGTGGTGTAAGAAGATCCAATGGAACAGTTTCCCTTTCAAATGCAGCATTATGCCTTTTTATCGCATGATAAAATTGTGCCAATACTATTATCCCTATATAGCTAAATTTCAAATACGAAATAAAAATGCTTAAAGTTATACTGGTTCATTTCAATTTTGGGAACCGAAATACATATTTGCTTCTTCTCGTGCAATATGCTCCATATCCGGATAAATAGAACTTTCATGGAATCCTATCGCATCCAGCTGAACTAATAGTTGCTTTCTAATCTGTTGCGGTATACGAATCTTATAAAAATAGTCGCAGGATTCATCCGACATGAGTATCTTATCCAGATGTTCAGAGGTGCTGTGAATCGTAAAATCCGATTGTTGCACATACATTCTCAAGTCGCTTCCTACACCATGACACGCAATAATTCTATTCTGTGATTTATTATCGTCGTTATCATGATTAGAAAACGCACCTTCCAAGTCACCACTCAGACTATCATAGCTTATCGGCGGCACATATTCTCCATAACCCACTTTTTTATTCAGTTTCATCGGATTCAGAATCCAGACGGCTGCATCCGTCTTTGCATCTTCATCACTGCTCAATGCAAAATATAATGCAACCAGAGGCGATTCCGACCAATCCAGCAATCTAGTTGGTAATCCATAATGCTGCATTAACGTCAACCACGATGCTCGGTCATACCGTTGCGGAACACTAGGATTCAGCCGCATGGCATGAATCATGAAATTGGTCGTTATATACTGCTCATAATGTTCACCCATGCCATCTTTCCGTTGAACCGATGGTACTAGTCCCCACGAGTAATCAGACTGACCTCGGAACCACATACGATACTGTTGTTCGGCATCAATTCGTGTAATCAGTTCTACATATGTACCAATGTTATTGACTTCCAATTCACAGAGCATAACACAGTTCTCCTCTAATAAAAATCTTGTTAACACCACCCATAAATTTTTTTGCCGCCACTGAACCAAGATGATTTATCAGCATGGGCATCAAGATAGGTCATTGCCTCTG